AATCCGATGAACTGGCCGACCTGCGACGACACCAGCAACACGGGTGAGCTGGTCGCGGAAAATGCGGCGGCGGCTTCGCAGGATGCCGCGTTCTCGACCGTGGGCCTGAACGTCTACAAGTTCAGTTCCAAGGTGGTGACGGTGCCGTTCGAGCTGCTTCAGGACTCGCAGATCAACATCGACGCGCTTGTGGTCGATCTGCTGGCCGAGCGCCTTGGTCGCGTGCAGAACACCTACTTCACGACCGGAACCGGCTCCTCGCAGCCGAAGGGCATCGTGACGGCGGCGGCCTCGGGCAAGACCGGCACGACCGGCCAGACCTCGACGGTCATCTACGACGACCTCGTGGACCTGATCCACTCGATCGACCCGGCGTATCGCCAAGGCGGCAAGCTGTCGTGGATGATGAACGACGCTTCCGTGAAGGTGATTCGCAAGATCAAGGACGGCCAGTCGCGTCCGATCTTCGTGCCGGGCTACGAGACCGGCGTTCCGGGCGGCGCGCCGGACACGCTGCTGGGCTATGACCTCGTGGTCAACCAGGACGTTGCCACGATGGCGGCCAATGCCAAGTCGATCCTGTTCGGTCGCCTCGGCAACTACCGCATCCGCGACGTGATGTCGGCCACGCTGTTCCGCTTCACCGATTCGGCCTACACCAAGAACGGCCAGGTGGGCTTCCTCGCGTGGATGCGTGCGGGCGGCAACCTGATCGACCTCTCGGGTGCGACCGTGAAGTACTACGCGAACTCGGCCACCTAAGAGCCGTGACGAGAACGGCCCCTCCGGGGGCCGTTTTCTTTGGAGGACTGGATGGCAAAGAAGGAAGCAAAACCCGAGGGCGCGCGCAAGGCGCTGCTGCTCGTGGACTGCCGTGCGGGCAAGTGCCAGCAGGTGGTCGAACTCGATGCGGCCGAGATTGCCGCGCTGGTGGCCGATGGGGTCGCCGATGACAACCCGGCTGCCGTTGCGGCCTACGAATAACCGGAGCGGGTGATGGCGCTGAAACTGATTACGGCAGGTAGTCAGGCCGTCACCCTTGCTGATACCAAGCTGCACCTGAACATCACGGACACGGCCAGCGACACGCTCCTTGGCGCGTACATCCTCGCCGCGCAGGCGCATGTCGAAGGTGTTTTGGGTGCGCCGCTGTCGGCTGAGACGTGGGAGCAGTCGCTGGACGGCTTTCCGTGTGGCGCGATCCGGTTGCTAAAGCAGCCGATCACCGGCATCGCGTCGGTCAAGTACGACGTGGACGGCGTGGAAACCACGCTCGATCCGAGCCTGTACCGCACGGACCTTCCCGGTGGCCGCGTGTGGACTGAAACGAGCTGGCCCACGGCCGACACGCTGGCGTCGGTGCGCGTGCGTTTCACCTGCGGCTATACGACGGTCCCTGCGCCCCTGAAGGCGGCGGTGCTGCTCTTGGTCGCGGACCTGTACGCCAACCGCGAGGCGAAGGTGGAGAACACCTTGTCCCGCAACCAGACGGTGGACGCGCTGCTGTTCCCGTATCGGATGATGCTGTGAAAGCCGGCAGCCTGCGTCACCTCATCACGCTCCAGACGCGCGACAGCGGCACGGACGACGCCGGCCAGCCCGTGCAGACGTGGGCCGATCTCGCGAGCGTGTGGGCGGACATTCGCGGCGCAAACGGCCTGAACACCATCAAGGCGTCGCTGGATGGTGTGGAGATCAACGCCTACAGCTTCCGCATCCGGTATCGCACGGACGTGGATGCGGCGAAGCGTGTCGTGTACGGCGGCCAGAATTACGACGTGAAGCAGGTGCGGCACGACCACGCCCGCAAGGAGTGGACGGACATCATCGCGGAAGTGGGCGGAAATGACGGCTAGTAGCGGCATCAAGGCCGACTTCTCCGAGTGGGAGGCCGCCGCAGCCAAGTTGAGCGGCCCGCTGAAGGTCAGCCTGGCGCGGTCCATCGCGGTGGGCATGGGCGAGGTGTTGCGGGACGAAGCGAAGCTGCTGGCTCCCAAGGAATCGGGAAAGCTCGCCGACTCCATCTACCTCGCCTACAAGGACGGGCGGTCGAACGAGTCGCAAGTCGTCTATTCGGTGAGCTGGAACCACAAGTCCGCACCGCACGGGCACCTGATCGAGTTCGGCCACTGGCAGCCCTACAAGGTCGTCAAGACGCCCACGGGCTGGTTCACCACGAAGCAACGCCTGCCGTCGCCGAAGTTCATCCCGGCGCATCCGTTCCTGCGCCCTGCGCTGGACATCGCGGGCAAGCGCGCCGCGCAGGCGGGCATTGAGCGCGGGCGCAAGCGCCTGCCAGAACTGTTGAGAGAGGCCGAGAGTGGGCATCGAAGCGACGCTGAAAACGACGCTTAGCTCGCTCGTGGGCGGGCGCGTGTACCCGAGCACGCTGCCGGATAACCCGACATTTCCGCTGATCGTCTACCAGCAGGTGGGCGGGCAGGTGGTCGAGTATCTGGAAGGCACCATCGGCGACAAGGACAACGCCCGCATACAGATCGTCGTGTGGAGCAAGACGCAACTTGAAGCCTCCAGCATCGCGCGCTCCATCCGCACGACCTTGGTCGGCTCGCTATCCGCGACGACCTTGGCGGCCCCTGTGTCGCTGTACGAAGAAGAATTGAAGCTCTACGGCAGCCGGACGGATTACTCCCTCTGGTACGTGCCATAAGAAATGTCCCTACGGCGCGCCTAGCAGGGCGTGGCGACACCTGTGTGCGACAGGCAGCGGGGCGAGGCAACCGGTGAAGGATGCGGGCGGTACCGCCCAAAATCCCTGACGGGTCCGGTGAAGGCTAATGGCGGCGATTGATCCTCGCCGCTCATGCCCTGACGGGCTGGGCTAACTACTGTCGCAGCTATTTCCGAAGGCCCGCCATTGCGCGGGCCTTCTTCGTTTCAAGCCGCGCCTAGTCATGTCGTGAGACAGCACGAAAGCGCGCACCTATTCGGTTTGTGCACAAGCCGATCCCGCCTGCCGCGATGGCAGCCGGACACGACCCGCCGTGAGGCGGCTCATCCCATCGAGATGGAGTTTCAAGAATGAGTGTTTCGCTCCCGAACGGCTCTGTCGTTCATATCGAGAGCGGTGTGGGGTCGGCTCTCACCGTCACCACCGCCACCAATGCCAACCCCTGCGTCATGACCTCGACGGCCCACGGCCTCGCCAACGGCGACTATGTGCGCGTGACCTCGGGCTGGGGCCGCCTGACCGACAAGGTGTTCCGTGTTGCCAACATCACGGCCAACACCTTCGAGCTGGAAGGCAGCAACACCACCGACACGACCGTCTACCCGGCCGGCACCGGCACGGGTTCGGTCAAGAAGGTGACGGGCTGGACGCAGCTCACGCAGATCCTCAAGACCGGCACGAGCGGTGGCGAGCAGCAGTACGCGACGTATCAGTTCCTTGAGGCGGACCGCGAAGTCAAGATTCCGACCAACAAGTCGGCGTCGAACATGGACATCGAAGTTGCGGACGACCCGTCGCTGGCCGGCTACATCCTCGCCTCGACGGCGAACGATGACCGCGTGGCGCGTGCGGTGCGCATCACCAAGTCGGACAGCTCGAAGATCCTGTACCTGGCGTACATCGCCGTGAACAAGATCCCGAGCATGGATGTGAACCAGGTGTCGTCCTGCCAAGTGTCGCTCTCGCTGCTCAATGAGCCGGTTCGCTATAGCACCTGATGACTCCGGGGAGGCCCGGCGTCACGGGCCTCCCTTTTCCTGACAGGAGTCAATGATGTTCAAGATCAAGCAAGACCCGGCGTTTCCCGGCTCCATCAAGATCGTGTCGATGGGTCGCGAGCAAACGCTCAACGTCACCTTCCGGGCCAAGACGCGCACGGAGTTCGACGCGCTGCTGAAGTCCGTCAAGAAGGACGGCGACGAGGTGGGCGTGTTCCTTGCGCTGGTCGAAGGCTGGGACGCGGACCTGCCTCTGGATGCGGCATCCGTGTCTGCGTTGAACGACCATCAGCCGGGCGCAGTGTGGCATGTCATCGACGCCTACAAAGAGGCGCTGATCGCGGCACGCCGGGGAAACTGATCGGGGCGGTGGACGCCCTTTACTGGACGCCGCCGAAACCCGAGGAACTGGCGTTTTGGGGCTTCAGCAAAGAGGAAGTCCAGCCGCCCGAGTTTGAGTTGTGGGCCGACAACTGGCCCGCCATCCAGTTGTTCCGCAACAACGCCACGCAATGGCTGGTGGGAATGGGCGGCCCGGTCGGGCTGAACTACATGGTCCTGTTCCACGAACTCGACCGCCGCAATCTCCCCCCCGATGAGTACGACGACCTGATGGGCTGCCTTCGGGTCATCGAAGACGCCGCCCTGAAGCATTTGCACAAGCCCGCTTAATCGGCGGGCTTTTTCTTTTTAGGACTCCCATGACCGAGAGCATCGGCACCGCCCGACTGGATGTAGTGGTCGGCACCGAAGGCGTGGACGCGGGCGTCAGCAAGATCACGGCGGCGACCCGTGACATGTCGAAGGCGGCGAAGGACGCATCGACCTCGTTCGAGCAGAACTCCAAGCGCCAGGTCGCTTCCATCGAGAAGCAGATCGCCACCCTCGGCAAGTCGAGGGAAGAACTGATCGCTTGGCGCATCGAACAGCAGACCTCCGGCAAGGTGTCGGCGGAATTGGCCGCGAAACTGGAGGCGCAGGTCAAGCACCTGCAAAACAGCGGCAAGGCACTGAACGCCTACGGGCAGAGCGCCAAGCAGACCGCCGCCGCGCTTCGTGGCGTGCCCGCGCAGGTCACGGACATCGTGACTGCGTTGTCGTCGGGCCAGCGTCCGCTCACCGTCCTGTTGCAGCAGGGCGGTCAGTTGAAGGACATGTTCGGCGGCGTGGTGCCGGCTGCACGCGCCTTGGGCGGCGCGATCCTCGGGCTGGTCAATCCCTACACCATCGCGGCAGCGGCGATTGTGGGCTTGGGCGTTGCGGCCTCCAAGGCCGACGGCCAGATGGAGGACTTCAACAAGTCACTCATCCTGTCAGGCAATACCGCGAACCTCACCGCGTCGCAGTTGCGCGACATGGCGAAGTCGCTGGACGCCTCCACGACGGCCACGGCCGGCAAGGCCTCGGAGGTGCTGGCACAGGTCACGGCCTCGGGGCGCTTCACTGCCGAACAGATCCAGATGGTCGCCAAGGCGGCCATCGAGATGGAGGACGCGACCGGGCAGGCCATTGAGCAGACGATCCAGCAGTTCGTCGGCCTATCGCAAGACCCCGTGTCCGCGATCCTCAAGCTCAACGAGACGCAGCACTTCCTGACGGAAGCCACGGCCAAGCAGATCGAGGAGTTCCAGAAGCAGGGCCGTGAAGCCGATGCGGCGGCAGTCGCCATCAAGGCCTACGCCGACACCATCGACCAGCGTGTGCCGGAGCTGAACCAGCACCTCTCGGCCTCGACGGCTGTGTGGCGCGACATCAAGCGCAGTGTGGGCGAAGCGGGCGATGCGGTCGTCCAGTTCTTCGGTGACGCCAACTCGGCCGTCGAGAACTTCCTGCGTCGCCACCAGCAGGCAGTCAGCACGATTGCCTCCACGCTGTCGAAGGTGCCGATCCCGCTGTTCATGGCGCAGGGCGGCATCCTCAATTCGGTGACGGCCAACGCGGCACGAAACGGCCCTTCCACAGCCCCTGGCGGAGCCAGTGGCTTCAATTTCGCCGCGTCCTCTGGCGGCCGGATCCTGGATTCGCGGGGCGAGCAGAACCGGATCAACGCCGAGAAGGAGTTCGGCCAGATTGTCGAATCCCACCTCTCCAAGCAAAAGAAGCTGGAGGAGGAGATCGCGCACATCCGCGAGGTCGGCAAGAAGGCCGGCATCGACGCGGCCACGATTGAACAGCAGGTCAGCGCGGCACGTGCTGCGGCAGAGGAGAAGACTGGCCGCACAGGCGGACGCATCCGTACACCGCGTGTCAGGGCGCTCCCCGATTTCAGCAAGGACGCGGCCAACGACTTGCAGAAGCAGGCCGAGGCCGAGGACCGCGCCACGCAATCCTTCCTCGACATGCAGGCCGCGCTGGATGGCCCGCTGGCCCAAGCCGAGCGCGAACACGCCAAGCGCGTCGCCGAACTGAACGACCTTGCAGCGAAGTCGCCAGTCGCCGCCGCTGGCTTGCAGCGGGCGCTAGACGAAGAAGCGAAGGCCCACCAGAAGAACGTCGAGGCCATCAAGGCCGAGCTGGACCCGCTGGGCCAGTTGATCGAGGACATGCAGTTCGAGCTGGACACCATCGGCCTGTCGAACACGCAGCGCGCCGTGATGATCGAACTGCGGCGCAACCACATCGATGTGATGAGCCAGGAGGCGCAGGCCGCGCTGGCAACGGCAACTGCGTTCGACGCCGAGGCTAAGGCCAAGCAGACCTCCATCAACCTGATGGACGACTTCCGGCGCGGCGCGTCGGATGCGCTGTCCGAGTTCGTCACCGGGGCCAAGTCCGCTAAGCAGGCGCTCAAGGACTTCTTTGACGAACTGGCGCGGCAGATCACCAAGGCCATCGCTGACAAGTGGATCGCGCAGGCATTCGGCCAGGAAGGCACGAGTGGCGGCGGCACCTCGGGCGGCGGCTGGCTGTCCTCGATCCTCGGCGCGGTGTTTGGTGGCGGTGGCGGCGAACAGTGGTATGCCAACGGCGGCGCGTTCGAGAACGGCGTGCAGAAGTTCGC